TGCACCAGACAATCCAGGTGACATCCTCTATCATGTTCCCACAAGAACTGGGCAGAAAGATAATTATAGTTTAAGTGCAGGTTTCTCCATGACATGGAGTACACCATTAGATAAAGAACTACAGCAGCAATGTAAAGATGCAGCTGCTGCAAACATAGCATATATGCTACAAAACACTGCTAATAAAAGATTAGACTTTGAGATAGCCAGATTAAAAAATTGTGGAAATTTGATGAAAGAGGGTATCATGTTCCATCCAAAGTCTCCTTATTATAGTGTATGTGCTGACGTTGTTGTACAGAATGTAAATAATATAGCTCCACATGCACATAGCATACCTAAGATCACTCCTAAGGTTAGTAATGATGCAAGTGTTTTAAAAGAAGTATCAATAGGATACGGTAAATAATTATTTCTTTATAGGTGGCAAACCTTTCTTTGCACGATATTCATTAGTTTTTATTTCTGAACGGGTAGGTGGAGTAATCTTCTTACCCATTTTCTTTTGTACAGTTGTAGTAAGTTTTTTAATAATTGGTTTTATAAGTCTTAATAGTAATGGTGTTGCTGCAGCTCCTGCTGTTGCTACCACTGCTATAGCCACTGTAGTCGTTGCTTGATTTATAGAAGGTAAAAATTTCTCGGCTGGTGTAGTAGGTTCATACAACGTTATACAGGTTTTACCATCTGCACTTAGTTCATGACCAGTAACTCTCTCATCACCTGACTGTGTTAAATCACCGACTCTTAGTTGAGCAGGACCTGGACATGGGATTTCACCACCTACATCACCAGTATCAGGAACTTCTGGTGGGTCAACCTCTGGTGGTGGTTCAACCTCTGGTGGTGGAACATCTCTTTGTATTACTAATTGCTCTGGTGTATATTCCATCGCATCATAAGATGGATACTGACCATCACAAAAAGTAACAGTCCCTTCAGGATCTTCCTTAGGAAGAGAGGGACTTTTACCTTTATCTTCTGGGTGTGCTTCCACACAACCTGGCATATCAACTATTGGACTTCCAATGTTTACTGTCACGGGTGGTGCCCATGGAACTAATGGAGTACTAACATTAGGATTCACAATAGGGATCTCAGGTACACTGACACCTCTAATATTAATCTCTTCTATTTCCATTAACAGTTTTTATTCAAGTCCTCCGCCATATTTCCACCTATATCAGCTCCCTGATTACCGCCAAACATTGCCACCCAACCAGCAGCGACCCAACCAATAAAGGGGATACTACTGAGAGAAGGAGCAGCAGCCGCACCAATGCTTGTACCAACAAGACGACCTGTACCTTCTGCTGATCCGATTGCTTTGATACACTCTTCGCTTTTTCGGGCAGCAGTTATTGCGTCTGCCTGTGCACCTGTCAAACCAGGTTTCATATCAATCCAAGATCTATGATTTGATACAGGACCTCCTTGGTTGATCTGACCATCCATGAAGTATTCTTCTACTACCTTCTGTGTATTATTTGCTAGTCCTAAGAATCCACCTTTCTCTTTGATGTCCTTAGTGATGTATGCTGTCTTGGGATCATTAGCAGTATAACTTAACTTATATCCTTCCTTGTCTGCCTGTACAACATAAGATGTGTATGGTGTTACTGGGATGTCTAACTTAGGTAACTTACTTTCAGTTTTTCTACTAGCAATATATCCTATCATTCCCAGATGAGATACTGCAAATAAACTACCAACCACTCCAATTGATATCCATTTAATATCTAATTTCATAATAACCTCCTAGAATGGTGCTACTGGTAAAGCAGGACCAGTGGCATCAGGCATCATATCTGGAAGAGATCCAGTAACAGATCCTAACGCTGCTTCTGTAATTTTTGATTTGACGCTATCGATAATCGCATCCTTGCGTATGAATACGTAACCACCAATACCAACAACGGTGAGAGATACAATACCACTTGCAATAGCGATTCCATTAATCAGTTTTTGCATCGTTCATTTCCTCATAAGCATATTTCATTATATAGGCTATCAGAATTGTAACTGATATTACTAAGATCAGTACCATAATATTCACACCGTGAACTACGGTCATTTCTTGAATACACCTACCTTTGCAAGTAAGTAAATAGATAATGTTGTCCAGAAGACAACTTCCAATCCAATGTTATTCATGTTTTAAGAACTGATTTTTACTGCAGGAACTTCTAATTTAATAGTTTGAGTTGGTGCTGACTGTGTTGCTTTTTCAATTAGTTTCTCCATATCTGCTTTTGATATGTTTGGAGCATCACTGTTAGAACTCTTCTTTTTACCCCCAGCTTGGACTCCGAAAGTAGCTGTAACCCCCGTAAACACTGAAGCTATAAAAGTTGGATCAATTTTGTCTTGTTCCCATCCAGGTATTGTAACATAATTTAATGTCAATATACCACCAGACCAGATCAAGATACCTAATCGTACAAACGTACTAAGAATAGCAAGTTGCTCTTCCTTGTCGTCCATTGCATCCTTGAGTTTACCAATAGGACCTTTAGGTTTTTCCACTTTAGTATCTGCCATAGTTATATGTTAATGCTCCTTTATTTATCAAGTTCAACTTCCTCTGTTTCTGCTTCTTTACCTACAGGTGTTGGTTCAACATCTGAAGATGGTGCTACCCTTCCTAAGTATGGGTCATAATCAAATAAACCATTTAAAGTACCTTCATCTAACTGAGGTGCTTGACTATCCCAAAAGTTCTTAATACCCATGTAACTACTACGATGGAAAACATCAACATGCTCTGGGTGAATAGAAGAACCCAAAGGAATATGATAAAGCATCAATGGCATAGCATAAGATTTACCAGGATTATAAAGTAAGTCATCAGCAACTGGACGTGGTTTGACTCCACTATCAAGTTTCCATTTACCATTACGTCTTTCATGAAAACGCATGAGTTTCTCTGCATGGGATCTACGAATAGCATAACAGGCAGTAGAGAAATCATTTACAAATCTTTCATGAAGTCTAGCATGAATAGTTGTAGTACTAATAATTGCCATCTGGAAAATGTCCCAGTCATAAGGTAACTTAGATATAACATGTTTCCAATTAAATCTCCAAGATCTTACAATACTCATATCACAATCATCTTCCATCATGATTGCATACTCACTATCAGATGTTTCTAACCAAGTCTTGATTGCTTTAAGGTGAGAAGTAACACATCCAATTTCACCAGAGGTCATCATCTCAGGATACCTACCAGCAATCACATCACTAAGGTCATCATCTCTACCATCATATGCAGAAATTCTGGTTACATCAGTAAGTTCCCATTCTTTAAATTGAGATTGCATATATTCCCATCTCTCTGGTTGACCATCAAGATTGATACAGTAGATAGGACCAAATCCTCTTAGTTTTTCTACAGATTTATTTTTAATTGTTGGGGGTGGAAGTTCTTGAAACATAGTATGGAAGATTAGTAATGTATTCTTTTAGTTGGTGTCTATCAAATCTTTGGGTCTTTTCCCATTCCTTATTATTATGATCCATGTGTGGGTTATTGAACCAAGAGTTTTCAGTTCGGGAATGTTCTAAGTGGTATACTGTATTACCACACCTCTGTACATTATACCCTAACTTGTTGAATCTGTGGTATCTTTCAACATCTTCTGGGGCATATGCTCTGAAGTTTTCATTTTCCATACCACCTTCAATGTAAGACGTAGTATTAAAGAATTGACAAAATCCATATTGTGCGTCATAAGGAGTAGATACATCGATCAAGGTTTTGAAATCGAAATTATTATTTAAGAAATTAGAGACGACTTCATCGGTTGCTTGTACTCTTTGTTGAGCAGTTCCTCTTGCGTAAGGATACACAAGATCAGCACCTTCCCTAATTAATTTATATGCTTCTTTATAGGAGTTTTTAGGAAGTAAAATATCTGTATCATAATTTACAACAACAGAAGTCTCTACCTCCATCAACATATCATTGAGAACCTTTTGTCTATGAAACAATGGTTCATCAGTTTTAAAAAAGGAGTGAGTTATATTTTCAATATCTCCTTCACAGTACTCTTCAATTTGTGGAAGAGCTGTACTGAAGAAGATGGATTCATTATGATGCTCATGAATAATAAAGTTAGTATCAAATAGTGTGTTAAGAT